TTCGGCGCCCAACAAGGGGCGTGGAAGCTTTTCCGTCATAAAAAGGTGCATGTCCTTTTCACTCAGCTTTCCCTCACTCCTATGCACTTTTCTCTGAGCAAAGCTTATTATTGCGCCTGTAAGCTGCATTTCGGTTGTTTTTCCGTGTCTGTAATCCCCCTGCTCGTCATATTCGCCCTCATTTTCAATTATTGCTGTAAATACGCAGCTGTATTTTCTTATCAGACTTGAAAAATTAAAATAACTCATCGTCTTACTCCGTTCTGAAGGTTATTCCCTCTATCATTTCTCCGGTATCGACAAGCGGATTACTGCTTCCTTTTGCTTCCTGCGTTATATTGCTGTTCGGAGGTGATGACAAATCTCTTGCATATGTCTTAATAGCGGTTGTAAGTTGCTGACCGACAGCGTCAAGATACTGTTGCGGGGTTTTTCTTCCATCCAACAACTCTTTTAGATACAATTCTGATTGGTCAAGCACTCTTTCTATATTCTCGTCATGTCCATTTCTCAGAAATGCTCTTTCGGGAATATTAACGCTCGCCGTCAGCCAATAATAGCACTCAAATCTATCCTTGCCTATCGGCTTTGCAAGAAATTTGTGTCCGCTTTTCGCTTCAAGGAAAAACAAATCTGGAAAATCGCTCGCCTTATGTCCCACGGCCTTAGGGCTGCACGGCACCGTCAAGTATTTTGCGTTCGTTGCTTTTATAGTACATCCGTATTCATGTACAGCGGCAAGGTATTTGTGTTCTCCCTCTATACATCCAACCTCCACGCTTCGGTCGTTGAGTGCGTTCATGCTTTCGATTATATCATTGAGCCTGTTTACCTTAGTTTCCACGCTCACTTTCATCGTCTGCCTCTCCCGCCAATTCTTATAAATTTCACTTCCGAGTTCAAATCGTCGCCGAATAAACTTCTCGCTATATCCCAAAGCAAAGCCGATTTATCACTTTCCGCAAATGACTGGCTAAGCCCCTCTATGCTTTCACTCGTCACGCTGGCCGACGCATCCATCACCTCAACGTATTTCAGCACAAAAAGCCTAACATTCGCCGGAAGATTAGAAATCACGTTTTCGTCCGTGTAATCAAATTCGAGCATAGTGTTGTTCTGCACCCATTGCAAAGCACACTCTATCATTATGCAAACTTGGGAGTCTATCGGCTGTATCCCTAAATCAATCTTCTCCGCTTGCGCCGTTGTCAGCATTTGCCTGACCTCCGCTCTGCACGCCGTCCGTTTTTTCCTCAGTCGCTTTCTCCTCTATCGGAGTGTTTTTCGGAATAAGCTTTCCACCGTATATTACCGCATAAGGATACGTTTTAATCATTTTTTTAGCCATTGTTCTTGCCTCCATTACGCTATTTCAATTGCACAAAATTCATCCATCCGTTCAAAACTCGGCAAACAAATCTCAGATGCTGTTACCTTTGTTGCCACAGGATCGTCCGTAATAGTCACCGCCACACTTATGCTGTTCTTGACTATAGCAACATCGGCATCTTTTTTTGACATAAGCGTTCTTTCCTCAGGCGTTGTGCCAAACCACGTATTTCCAAGGCTTCCATTCGGCAAAGCTGCAATGATATTGTCCGGGTAGAGTTTCTTTGTCTTGCCGTTTTCATCTTTAATTGCCTTAGTATATATAATTATGGTTACATTGAGAGCTTCTTCAAGATATGCCTTTACTATGTTGGATGTATAATTGATGTTTGCTGTCACATTCTGCGCCAACACGCCACTTCTCACTTTTTTACTGTCACGTGCAAGGTTGAAAGTATATTTACTCATGAGCAATATCTCTGGTCTATTTCCTGCGCTTGACGCTTCCTGCATATCAAGCAGAGCCTCACAATCTCTCACAGGATCGCATGTTTCTGACGATGTCCATTTGTCAGAATCATCCGTTATTGCAATATAGTGCTCACTCCTCCACGAACCGTCGCTGTCATAATTGTAGGTATAGTTTGCGCCATTGGCAGCAATCTCTATCGCCACCTTTCCTCCAATCGGTGCAAGAAGCTGCATTCTCATTCTTTCAGGGACAACATCAGCACCTTCAATCAATGTATTCGTATCATCAAATATGTGATTGAGGGCGTCTATTGCGTACGGATCGTTGGACTCCTCTACTCTCATTATCTCCTGCTCATCTTTTTCAGACACTTTCATACTTTCTCGGAAAAACGCCATCTCTGTTTCCGTCATTGCAATTCCCACTCTGTCGCGAAATTTTGACTTTGCATCAAATACTGATGGTGCTAGCATAACAGGAAGTCCTTTGTGTCCTCTTATCCACTTAATGTCAAGTCCTGCCTTTTTTTGAGGTGGGAAAAGACCTTCACCAAGATACGGTATGCTGTTGGATGCAGCGCTCGTATAATTATCAGCTATGACCTGTGCTGAAAATATATCTGTTAAATTCATATATTTATCCTCCTTATTCTATAAATGTAATCTGCTTCATGTTTACCGTGGTTGCCGGTGCTGTAGGTAACTTTGTAAGGTTTATAAATCCGTGAATAACCGCCACACCGTTGGGATTTTCTCCAAGATTTACATCGTGAAGTAATACGCCCACCGCCGTTACATCATTCGCCGGCACGATCGTTCCTGCCGGAATAACACCTTCAGTTGCCAGAGCCTCAAGCTCTGTGCAGTCATATGGCACAGCGACAAAATGATCATTCGCCAATATATTAATATCTGTACCGATTTTTTCCGTCTTAAATTTCATGTTTTTTAGCCTCCTCATCTTGTATAGTGTTTAAGTACATCATCATACTTCTTCTGTGCGTCAGCTCTGCTTTTACCGAGCTTTTCAGCAATAGTTTTATCACCACTGCCTGTCGGTTTTGTGTTTCCTGTTCCGGGCACTCTTCCGTGGCTCTTTATAGCCTCGCCCACCTTGCTTTCGACCATCTTGTCAATAACCGCTTTAAGAGCATTGACTTTTGTGTCTATCGCCGTTTCATCATCGCCGAGAACAAGCTCCACCAAGCTAAGTGCGTCATTGCTGCCATTGTCAAGCCCTGCCGTCTTCAATGCGCTTATAGCATACAGGCGGTTTTCCTTGTCACGCACCTCTTGCGCTTTCGTTGCGATCTGCTCTTCTCGCTCTCTGATTTCAAGCTCTCTGAGCTCTTCGGCCGAAAGCTTTTCTCTCCTGAGCTTTTTCAGTTCCTTTTCAAGCTTCGAGTTCGTCTTTCCTAGCTTATCAAGCATAGATTCTGCTCTCGCCTGTGCCAGCTTTTCTATCCTTTCTTCAAAGCTCTCTCCCTCTCCGCTCTGTGCTCCCTGGTCGCCCTGCTGAGCGCTCCCGCTCTGCCGAGCGGGGTTCTGCCCTACGCTTTCTCCCTGTTGTGCCGAGCCTCCCGTCTGGGTTCCTTCACCCTGCTGGCCCTGCTGACCTGCTGTGCCCTGTCCTTCTCCGTCCATGTTTCTTACCTCCTAATTCAAATTTTTCTTTTCCGCTTTTGCGGTATATATAAAAACGCCTTCCCGTTAGGAAAGACGTTATTTACTTGTGCACTTAAAGAAAATGAGATTTAACGTGCATATTTTACAAAAAGATGCACGTTGATAGTTTTTTATTCAATGTTCACCACCTATTTTCGGGCATGAAAAAAGCACCCTTGTCGGGTGCTTTAAATTACATTTTAATAAATATGGTTTTCGATTGCTTCAAGCATCTGTTGTCTGCTCATCTCTAAGAGCTTTTCTCTAAGCTTTACTATTCTTTCAGGAGTTCCCTCCAAAAGCTGTCCGCAACGCTTAAGATCCATATATGGCGCAATCTCATCTATCATTTTTTTCATTTCATCTGTAGGCATTATCGACATAACTATCATTCTTTCATAAATGTTTTGACTAAATACTCAGTGTATGCTTCATCATAGTATCCCTGAACATAAGAAGAAAATGCATATGCACTTATATCGTTTATATTATACCCGGACTTTATGAGTTTGTCAATATTTTTTAAAGCTCTTTTCTGTAGTTTAGCGATATAATCAGCATATTCTTTACTATTCGTTATCGCATGTCCAAGCTTTCTGTATTCCTCTGCGTCTTTCCAATGTATGTACTCATGCACATATGTACTCAGCTCGTTTTTCGGGCAAGCTAATCCGCTCATTAAATCTTTAATTGCATCTTTATCAAATCCGCGCATATCAACTAAAAACATAGCGTTCTCTACTGCACTGTATGACGCTATTGCCGATTTTGCCATTTCATCTTTGCCTATAATATAAACCTTCGGCAAATTCGCCTCTTTGTCTATATTCAATAGCTTAAGCGTTTTGGATATGTTCATGTCAATTTCGTGCAGCTCTTTCGGCTTGAACTGCGGCACCTTGTCCGACACATAAATAGTATTGTTTGTTGTGCTTGCACGGTATAGAGTGATTTCATCCTGGCGTTCGGTCTTGATCTCATCCTCATAGTCCAGTGTTGCCGCTTTGTAAAACTGAGAGTTTTTTGTCGCCGGCGACATTGTTTTCTCAACCTCTGCCACGCTCTTCCCCGTAATCCTTGCGAATTGCTCAACTGTCATAAGGTTATATTCCAAATAACAGCGGCAGTTGCAGTCATTAGCCGCATCTCCGCTCATGCCGGGGCATTTTGTTTTAACTCTGCCGCCAAGGTCGAACTCTTCTCCGACCTTTATTGTCACGCCCTCCATCTTTTCATGATTGGCGCTGCCTCTTATGACTGTTCGCCATCCCTTAGACGAGTGCGTCCGTGTTTTCGGTCTTACCTTTTCATCCTTCATCGTACGCCACGTTGCGGCATATATCAATCCTCTCTCTTCGATGCCCTCCGACAAATTTTCAGCACAGTTTAAAAAGCCCGCTTCTCTCACTCGGTGCGTTTCTGTCCTGACAATGTTCATTGCCTTGCCGTATGCGCCGCCCGTTCCGTCGTCACCGCTCAATATCGTATTTATACGTTTTGCCATTGTAACGTAAGAATCGCCGTTCAATAATCCTATATTAAGCTGCTGCTTTATGTTATAAACAACCTCTTGTCGGTGTTTTTGGAGCGTATCAGGCAACGTCAGTCCGCTTATCGGGTTTTCTACCGCTTGTTTCAGCACCTCAGGCCGTACCGTCATTGCTCCCACATCTTTCAAATCCTCATGCGTTTGGCTCACGGCTTTTCCCATGCCCTCATAGCAAGCTTTGTATGTCTCCTCAACGGTTTTCTTAACAAGCTTCATTGCCTCCGGCACGGATTTATCTACGTACTCCGTTGCTTCTTCTAAAAACCGCGCATATCTGCGTTTCTCCTGAAGAATATCGACCGTCAGCTTGTCCTCTCTTGCATACTTTTGATATTCCTCGCCAACAAACGCAGTCAGGTCCTTCATCAAGGCTCTGTATATTCGCTTTATATTTCGTTCAGCCCCTGCAAGTCGGGACTTCTCCGCCCGTCTCAGCTGAACTATGTACTTTTCAAGCGTGTTTTCCGATATCGGCATTATTCTTCACCTACGCCGTTGGTATCGTCATATTCATCATCTTCATCGTCTGCCGTTATCGGCGGAATATCGTTTTTTTCGGCTTCCACCAATTGAAGAACATAATCTATATCGTCAATTTCAGGCACTGCAATAGCCCACGCCACCTCCTTGGGAAGACCTGCTGCGATAAGTGCCTGTGCAGCCTGTGCATTCGACAGAGTATCAAGCGGGAAATCTCGCGAAAACTCCATTGTCACTTGCAACGGGTCAACAACAATAGATTTTTTTGCCCAGTGACTTGCAAGCAATTTCCACATATAGACCGCCGCATCCATCATTTTCGCCTGAAACATTCCGCATTTTGCATTAAGTCCGTTGAGTTTAAATTTAAGGCTTACACCGCTTGCCGTTCCGAAGGTTTCATCATTAAGATTAGGCGTTTTTGAAAAACGGTATATATTATCTTCAAGCCTGTCAAGCTGATGTTCCGAAAAACTGTCGTTCACGTCTTTAGTCAAGAAAGATATTTTTTTCGTACCTGTTCCTCCCGGGGGAATGGCAAAAGCTCCAGTTCTATTTGCCTCTTGTATCGTCTTTTCATCAACAACAAGACCTTCAAACACCATGTACGCATGAACAAACCCCTCAAACTCATTCACATTATCAGAAATTATTTTATCATATGCATCTATCTCCGATAGT